TTATCTTAATTCAAAATTCACTATCTCCACAATAGGAGGTTTTGCACCTTTTCCTGGCTTTGGAGGTTTAACCATTCTTATCGTGATGCTACGGAAAATAGCATGCACGGCTGCCTTTTTAGATTCGTCTGAAAGAGTATTCCAATTGTCTTTAACACTACTAATCCACATTCGTATTTCTTCCTCATCAGCTCTAACATCCTCAGTTTCTAGCTGTAACAAAAGATCATTTTCTCTTTCCTGTAACTCTGCAATCTTTTTCCTATAATCCCCTTTTGCAATGTCTCCATCCACGTATAATTCTTTTATACGTTCCTTTTTCCCTTCGATATGGATAAGTTCATTTTTTATTTGTTCCTTGTCTATTTCCGGTTCCTTTGCAAGGTACTCTTTTTCGTTGTATGCAGAAAAATACATTGTTTCTAAGAAAGCTTTTTCAATTGATTCTTCCGCGATAGCAGGTATGTTGCATATGCCTGTGCGAAATCGACCAGAACATTTGTAGAAACGATGTATTCCACCATTTCTCTTTTTCTTAAATCCTCCAGTAAAAGCTTGTCCGCATTTTTCGCACTTAGCCACACTTGAAAAAGGGTAGTGATTATCGGACCTAAAAGCCATAAAACTACGTTCCTTCATCAACTCTTGTATCTCATCCCAATCATCTTTCGATATCAAAGGTTCAAAGTTTTCTTGTTCGTACTTTGAAATTACTGTTTCAGCATTTTTACCTTTTGCTGCGCTCCTGTTATTCCAGCGTACATAACCCGCATATATTGGATTCCTCAGAATATAGCGCACTGTATGATCGCTCCAAACCTCACCTTTTCCCGTGCGAATTCCTCGACAATTGAGGTCCTTTGCAATATTTTGTGATCCGTTAGTTCTGTATTTTAGAAAAATATAACGTACCCATACTGCTTCGCTTTCATCAATTGTTAAAATGCCATCTTCAAGTTTATATCCATAGGGGGCAGGGCCACCATTTCGTTTTCCTTGTTCGCTTCGATGTAACATGTTATCGAACACGCGCTCTGCAATAGTTTCCCTTTCCCACTGGGCTAAAGTAGCGATTATAGTGATAAACATTCTTCCGGTAGCACTTGTAGTATCAAATACTTCTGTGCAGCTTTTAAACTTGACGTCATACTTATCCATGACCTGTAGGAGGTAATGTAAGTCAGAAACTGAACGAACAAAACGATCCAATTTATAGACCAAGACAACATCTATTTTTTGGTTCTTAATATCTTCTATAAGACGTTTTAGAGCTGGTCTATCCATGTTTTTAGCAGAATAACCTTCGTCCGCATAATTTGCCACTAGTGTCCAGCCTTGGCTCTGTATGAACGCTTTAAGTCGTTCATCTTGTGTCTGGAGTGATACTCCGTCATCGCGTTGCATTTCTGTAGAAACTCGACGATATGCGCCAACCCTCAAATGACTATCTCCTTTCGATTTGCTATTCAAATTATATTATTAGTTTATGACTAATAGTAAAAAATGCAAATTTATCAGTGAAAGGAAAAATTTTCATGCTATAATGGCTAGGTACAATAGAATAGGCTCTCTCAATGGCGATCTTGGCTCATCCCCATGTCACAGTAGCAAGGGGGTGATGCTCATGTCCGTATACGAAGCGCTTATGGTAATGTTTGCATTTGGAACATTTATCATTGCTTTAATTGGGCTATTTGTCAAAATGACAAAAAAGTAAGATCGCCATTGAGCCCTGGAAAGCTTGACGATCTTACTTCGTGACTTGAGCCAATCCCATTGAGGGATTACTATTGTACAAACCGTAGGTGTTACAGCACCTGCGGTTTTTTTATTATATGTTGCTGTATTCTTATAATACCATATTATAGGTGATTATAAACAGTGGAATTCGTAGGAGTTATAATTATTTAAAATGGATTTTTATGTAAATTCATGTTATTATTAAAATGCAACGGAAATATTTTGAAAATGAAGGAGGAAATTTGATGTTCAAAAAGCTTGTAATCGGAGCAATGTCTGTAGGATTATTTGCTAGTATAACACCAGGTTTTGCCTCTGCAGAAGCATTAAACACATCTCCTCAACTGGTACAAACCAAGGCAGTCAAAGAAACTTATATTGTAAATCAAACAGTATCAGTTAGCAAAAAACGTGCAAAAGTAGCGAGTATACCTGGAACAAATGGAACAATCACGTTTAGCGGAAGGGCAACTGGAAAAGGTTATATTGAAATTGGAGGCTCTAAAATCGTTCCGTATTCGGATGGTACTCATACCGTTAAAACTTTGCACCTTAACCCGGGTAAATACGATGTATATATCGTGAATGAGGACAGTAAGGATGTTACCTTTGACGGAACTATTTATTATAATATTAACTAAACCGTTTACTGCATGCTTGTAAAATGATAAGCAAAAAAGCACCTGATTCGGTGCTTTTTTTATTAGTGTGATAAATTATTTTATTATAAAATAAGCTCACTCCTATTTTCAAAAGAAGGGGGGCATATAAAGCAATATCTTTAATGCTCACATTTGGGTTATTAATTGCTGCTGTACTGTCCTTCAACAAAAAGAAGTAGGTCACCCTTGAGTTTCCCAGCTCAATGACCTACTTCCCTGTTAAAACGAGTCGACCCATTGAGGGATAACTATTGTACAAACCGTAGGTGTTCCCGCACCTGCGGTTTTTTTATTATATGTTGCTTGTATTCTTATAATACCACATTAAGGGAATGAGTAAACAGTATCATTCTATGAACAAGCTAATTAAAGTAGAACATACTAGAACCGCAAGAAATGGAGACAATAAGCTGCTTTTTTCACTTGGCACAATAATATATACCCAATTGAAAAAATATGAGAAAAACGATAATGCTTGGTCTGAAAAAACTATTCATGTTTTGATCCCCCATATAAAGGCATTTGTAGTAATTGTAATATATTGTAGTTGCTTAAAAGGTACATTTCTTTTGTTTTGTATTAAGAAGTAATGAATGTCAAATCATTAAAAAATTGCTGTATATTGTCAAAATGTTTACAAATATTGTATTGATTGAATATAATTCATTTGAAAAAATATTCTATTTCAAGGGGTTGCTTATTTTGAAAAAGGTCTTTAAAAGTATCGTTGCTTTTTCTTGCTTAGCATCACTTTTAACTATCCCGACAGTCAGCTTTGCATCTGAAGAGAAAACAAGAAGCGAGCTAGAAATAAGCGAAAATAGTATTCGTTTGTCAACTCATATTGCTACAGAAGAAGAATTAGAAAAAGCTAGAGAGGCAAAGGAAAGAGCAGGTGAAGTAGTAGAAGATAAAATTGCTGAATTTGCTAGTTCAGGCAAAGCACTTTTAGAGGAAGTTGCTACAGCATTCTGGCAAATGGACTATAATTTTGATTTTAAATTAAAAAAAGGAGATGTTGCTACAGATAAGTTTGTTTTAGAATCTGATTATAACAGTATATATATTTATACTGATGTAGAAACACCAGATACCGATTTACCTTACTTTACTATGGAGCTTTATCGGGTGAATGGAATTTTCGAGAGTTATATTGGGAAAGTAAAAATGAAATTAAATGGATCTGATTCCGATAAATTTGTAAATATAGGACCAGGTAAATACTATTTCTTATTAAGTAAAGGTAACGATGGTACTAGAGCAGAAGGCCAGATTGTAATCGTTGCTCGAAAATAAATTAAGGAAAAAGCCGGCTGCTTAAAGTTGCAGTCGGCTTTCTTTTTGAGGTTCTTTAGGTTTAAACAAAATTGCAATAAATGAAAACCAGCCCTTAACAAGTACGAATCCAATCATACCACCTATTACATTCAGGATGATATCGTCGATTTCAAAGAAGCCAGCTTGAGTTATTATTTTAACTGAATTTATTAAAAAGCTAAGGATTAGGGTAAACAAAAAGGTTCTTAGCATATTGTTTATAGAACTGAATAACAGAGGTATAAGAATCCCAATAGGAATGTAAAGCAAAATCTTCCCTAGTAATTCATAGCGATTAAAATATTCAAAGTGTGTAAAGAAATCTATGATTTTTTCAAACGGAATCAATCTTATTCCAAAGTAATCGCTATGCAAACGCTCAGTGTTTAGATAAATATACAGTAGATAAAGGGGCAGGAAAAAGAAAAACGAGTTATACAAGATTGTATTCTTTTTAATCATCGTAATAGAATGCCTCCTTAACGTAATTAATTAAAAAACAAATCTTACATATCAGGGAAAGTATACCAAAAAACAAGTGCAATTCCAATTAGAGGGAATAATTTTATTATAACGTATCATATTTAGATAAATCTATGATACAGAGGGTAAACCTCCTACAAATAAAAAAAGCGCATCCAAAAAGGTGCGTTTTTTATGTTGCAATCGACTCTAATTATCTTACTCACCTGCGGTCTTTTTTAGTCTATTCGTTCATGTACATATAATACCACATTATAACCTTAGTTTTACGAAATAATACGAAATGACGGAATCTAGGTTACATCCAGACTTAGGGAAAGTAGGAAACGAATTCTCATCTATCAATAAAGTTGAGCATTCCTCAAATAAATGTTTTTAACAGACCGAAAGTGCTGTATAATGGGAACTAAAGTTCGCATCAGAGGGGGAGTAAAAATGAGAGAGCTTAAAATAGTTGAAATAGATGAACAGCAATCTGAGGAACTTACTGATAAAATTATAGCTATACTTTGCTGTAATTATTACATAAACCCTGATGCAAAACGAGTGATTGATGAGATAAAGGAATGCCGTTCGGGATGAATGGCACAACGAGGTGGAAGATATGTCTAGTTTAGGGAAGAGATTAAAGCAAGCGAGAGAAAATAAAAATATCACTCAAATGTACATAGCCAAAACACTAGGAATTTCAAATGGTACCTTATCAGGCTATGAGCGAAATTATCGTGACCCTGATACTGAAGTACTTTCTAAACTTGCTAGTATTTATGAAGTATCAGTAGATTGGCTAACTGGAATGACTAATGATCCTTCACCAAAAGACTTTAATCCATATGCCGAAGAAATTGAAAGATTCAAAGTGATATTAGATTCTCTCCCTAGAGATAAACACGAATATCTTTTGGAACAAATTTCAATTTTTGCTGCTGGGATTAGAGCTATGGAGAAAGAACGTAAAGATGAAAAATAAAAAACCGTTCCTAATGAACGGTTACGACTATATAAATTTATTTTTTATTTTTGTTCTCTAAGGCAACAATGCCGGCAGCTACTATATACATTTGGTCAAGAAGCTCTCTTCGTTTATTATCAGGTAGAGAATTTAAGATTTCTTTTATTTCTTCTGCATCTGGATTTTGAATCTCGTTTAATTGATTAGGCACAGAAACAGCATCCAACCCTACCAACCAATCAATAGAAACTTCATATAAATTAGCTAGTTGCTTCAAGGTGCTAAGATCAAGTTCGCGTTGTCCAGATTCATATTTAGCTAATGTGCTATTGTGTATACCCAATCGTTCTGCGACTTTATTTTGTTGCAGGCCTTTTTTAGTTCTTGCTTCACGTAATCTTTGAGCAACTAATTTATAAGAACTATCCAACGGCTTTTCGTAGTTGTTATACTCGTTCTCATTTATTGAAGGCGATGGTTCATCAGAACGACCTAGTAAGTAATCAACAGTTACACCAAAAAAGTCTACAATGCTTTCTAAACGTTTCCCTCTCGGCAAACGCACTTCACCTTTAGGATTTTCATAATGCGTAATAGAAGTGCGAGGGATATCTAACTTTAAAGCTAATTCTTCTTGAGATAAGCCTCTTTCTTCTCTTAATTTCTTGAGTCTTTCAGGAAATCCCACGAGATTCACCCCTTTGTATAGATGTAATTTTACCATCTGATGTTCGTAAAAAAAACAGTGCGTTATAAGAACAAAAAACTATTGACATGTGCGTTTAACGCAAGTATTATATAAAGTGTAAGGTGCTTAAAACGCACGATAAGGAGGTGCTTAAATGACAAAAACAAAGCCTCGTACTTCCTTAATTGCTTTGAGAAAAAGCAAAGGATTTACACAGCAAGCTCTTGCTGATTTAGTTGGGATCAATAGATGCTTTCTATCTAACATAGAAAGGGGGAAGTATTCTCCATCATTAGAAGTCGCTTATAAGATTGCTAATGCTCTTGATACACATATTGAAGAAATTTTTTTTGGGAACAAAGTGCGAAAAACGAACAAACGAAAACAATCTGCATAAGAGTGATTACATAACCGCAATCACTCATCAATCTTGATTTTTCCGTTTTTCTTTTCGAACTCATCAATATGATGTTCGATAAGATGCTCAATTTGCATAGCGATTGATCGTTTGTTTTTATCAGCAATATATTTAATCTTTTCGAAGTTAGTTTCTTGTAAACGCAATGTAAAAGGACGTTTATCAGTAGCCATTGACGTCACCTCATATTCATTTTGATGTCACTAAGATAGCAAATCAAAAAATAAATGTATGCAACCATATTGACATCAAAGTGATATCACTCTACAATAAAATCCAAGGAGGTGATTTCAAAGTGATGTCACCTAAGAAAAAAACTTTGTCACTTAGGATCACGTTCGATCTTGATAAGCAATTAGAAATAGCAGCTTCAGAAATGGGAGTTTCTAAGAACGCATTAATTGCAACTGTCCTTAATGATGCTGTTAAGAAGAAATTTAAATCTAAACAATCAGCATAGGAGTGATTAATACCCCAGAGAAAAAAGAGATCCGTCCTACCTTAATCATATCCATTAAGAGGCTACGAATAACAACGGATAGGACAAACTCTCCAACTCATATACATCTAAAAAACGAGAGAGGTGTTGTATATGAAGATCATGTTAAATCATGAACAAACGAAACGTTTTTTTGATGCAATCATGCCGGAAGTAATTGAACTGATTAAAAAAGAAAAGCTGATGAACTTGAAACAGAAAGAACAGCAGCAGAATATTGACGATCAGTTGATTATTACCGCGCAGTAGCGCGGTCTCTATGTCGGACAAGCTAGGTGATTGTGTGATTACATTCTACATAATCAAAATTCCCCCAGGTGAGCAGCCCGAGGGAAAGCATGAAAGATGAACACAACTTAATTGTAAAACTATTTATCAAATATAGCTGTTCTTATTTGGAACAAATTGGAACAAGTTTGAAGAAGGAGAGAGAAAAGTGAAGAAGTTCGGAGCGATACTGCACGCTTGCAGAGAAAGAGCAGGGTTAAGCCAAGAACAATTAGCCGAAAAGCTCAATCGTTCAAGAAGTTGCATAAGCAAGCTGGAGACAGATAAGAAAACGTTGGATTTCCAAACGGGACTAGCGTGGATAGAAGCCACAGGAGCGAAGGAGGTGGCTGTAGCGTTCTTCTGTGGAATGGATGGAATGTCCATCATGCAAAACGTTCTATCAGTAATGGTGTAAAGGAGGTGAGAAGGTGAAAGAAATGCTGGATGGTTTGGACGAAGAGGAGCTATATCACATTGTAAATGGGATGCTCGATCAATCTGAGATAAGCCTCCAGAACGGTAATCCTATTGATGCTAAAAAGAAGCAAATCATAGCAAAAAAGGTTTTAGACATTAAGTTAGCAAGACAAGCTGAACAAATTCAAAGAATCCTAAAAGGGAGGGAACAGCGTGAACTATGAGGACTTAATTGCTGATCTAAAAAGATACCAGCGATTGATGATGATTACTAAAACAGCAGGAGATCATCAGGCTCATGAAAACTATCGCCAAATTACCCGTTGGATTACAGAACAAATAAGAGAGCATGAAAAAACCGCCTGCTCGCAACAGACGGCATCGTAACAAAAATTTGTACCTCTACAATATCAAATAATTGGAGGTTGGACAAGTTGTTTGAACCTAAAGTAATAAAAATTAAACGAATAGCTATTGGATGCATTGTGAACTATTGCGGTTTTAAATATTACGAAATCAATCATTATTACGATACTGAGGATGGACAAGAACGCAGAGGTATATCAAAATTCTCGTTTTCTTTTTTCAAGAATAAAGGGATTACTCAACGTTTTAACGGAACAAAGAAAATTGATAATTGGCTTGCCACGGAAGAAGGCCGAAGGGAATACATTTCTTTACTCAACAAAGAAAACAAGTATTTTAAATACATTTAGATGCGGAGGTTGGACAAGCATGGAACGAAAAATCGGAACCGTTCAAATGGAACTAAACGAACAAAATCGTGCTATCGAGTGCTTAAATGCAGAAATTATATCAATGGATGAAGACATGCGAGCTTTAGAAGAAAAGTTAAACAAGATCGGCAGAGAGCTTGCTGAAATGGAATCAACAAGAAGTGATTTATGGGAAGAGTTACGGCGCCGCGAAGATTATGTAGCAGCCTTAGTACGGGAGGGAAAACAATATGCCAGCATTGCATGATTTTCCACAACATGTAGAGCGTGTTGAACCTGATCAGCAAGGGTATCTCCTTCATGGTATTAAAGCCTTTAATGAACCAGGGGATGAGTTACGGGAGAAGGTAGAAAGCATTAACGAGGATTTGAAATACCTACTTTTGTTCTGGGAAGAGTTTTCATCAGAACAAAATTTTGAATATCTAATGGACGTGAAAAAACACTTTGACCAAGTGATGAAGCTCTACGGAGGTGTTGGACTATGAGGCTGTATGAACTAGCTGACGCTTACGCCGAGGTTGCACAAATCATATTGGATGATGAGACGCCAACAGAGGCTCTAGTCAACACTCTACAATCCATAAAAGATGCTATCGGAAATAAGGCTGATAATATCGCCAAAATGGTGCGTAATATCTCGGCTGAGGTAGAGGCGATTAAACAGGAAGAGGCTCGTCTAGCTGAACGCAGGAGACGACTAGAAAAGAAACAGGAAGGCTTAAAACTCTATCTGAAGGAGCAACTAGAGGTTGCTGGATTACAAAAAGTCAAAACACCGATTTTCACTATTTCAGTTAGAAAAAGTCCTGGTTCAGTACAGGTGGTAAACGAAATTGAAATTCCTCAAATGTTTTGGGTAACACCACCGCCAATTCTGGATAAAAAGTCGATGTCAGAACGTTTGAAATCAGGTGAGGAAATACCAGGGGTAACGCTAGTAAAAGGTACTTCCTTACAGATCAAATAGGAGTGAGAACATGAGTGTATACAAGAAGATTCTCGCTGTTATGAATGATGTGTCCTATCTCCAGAAAGATGACCAAGTGGAGTTTAAAACCACTAAATATAAGGCTATTTCAGAAGAGAAAGTAACGTCTGCTGTAGGAAAAGCAATGCGGGAACATGGGCTTGTGATAATCCCTATCCATCAAGAGCATTCCAAAGTGGATCAGCTTACCACAGTGAATGTTCGGTACCGGATTGTTGATGTAGATACAGGAGACAGCATAGAAGCTGTTTCAAGTGGAACAGGGGCAGATACACAAGATAAAGGTGTAGGTAAGGCTATGACATATGCCTATAAATATTTACTTCTAAGAACCTTTGCAATCCCTACAGGAGAAGACCCAGACAAAGTAAGTTCTGCTGAATTAGATGAAAATAAGCCAAAAGCTCAATCAAAGGCTCAACCGAACGTTAACGACAGTAAAGAAGCTGTATTAAAAGCTAAGTGGCAACTGGTGGGGTACTCGTTAGATGACTTTGATGAATGGCACCAGAATCAGATAGAAAGAGGATATAACGAAAATCAAATGGAGGCTTACCTTACAAGAAAAATAAAAGAAAGGGAGGCAGCTAAGAGTGCTTAACCGAGTAATCCTGATTGGTCGCCTTACTAAAGATCCTGACATGAAATACACACCTAACGGCGTAGCAGTTACAACTTTCACTATTGCAGTTGATCGTAGATTCTCTGGTCAAAGTGGAGAGAAAGAAACTGACTTTATTGGAATAGTTGCATGGAGGCAATTGGCTGATCTTTGTACTAACTACCTTAGGAAAGGTAAGCAATGTGCTGTAGAAGGACGCTTACAAACGAGAAGCTATGACAACAAAGAAGGAAAGAAAATATTTGTTACTGAGGTTGTGGCTGATAACGTGCAGTTCCTAGGTAGTAGAGATGGACAAGCTCAACAGAACAATAAGAGTTCATTCGATGATCCTTTCGCTAGTGATAAACCAATCAATATTTCAGATGATGACTTACCTTTCTAGGATGGTGATAAGCATGGGATTGTTTGATGAAGTAAGAGCCGTACCAAAGCCTGATTTCAAGCGTAGAACGAAAAAACGTGTAGCCCGGGGAAGAATTTCCCCGGCTATCTACAAAGAAGTAATGGAGCGAGATCAGGGGCGTTGTGTGCTGTGTGGCAAGACTACATGGTTAGAAGCACACCACATCATTTTTAGAAGCGAGGGAGGCACTGGAGAGGCTCATAACCTTGCCTTAGCTTGCGGACCATCTACTCAAACAGGTACGTGTCATTGGAAGGCTCACCACACGAAAGAAGGGCGTCAAGCGTTTCGGGATTATCGTGAGAATGTATTGCTTCCATTGTATCGAGGAGCATCGTAACAAGAGGGGAGCGCGAAGGATGGACACAACAGATAAATACGGGGCGGGCTTCGTGGTCATCCCCCGTATAACCTTTGAACATTTTATAGATGAGGTGCTTTATAACTACCTGATGAAAGGTGCGAATTACAAGGCTTCTAGTGAGTGCCAGAGAGGACAAATGATTGTCTCGGTTAGGAAATTACCTGAAGTAATGGGATGGACTTACCAGCAGATCAGGACTTCACTAGACAGATTATCAAGCAACCATCTAATCAAAATGGAGCAGATAAAATACAAAGGCAACAAAGCTTCACTAATCACAATTGTAAATTATGACGGGTTTCAGCAGCTAGAAAACTACTCAAAAATTAACGCACCGAACAACGCACCGAACAACGCAAGTGTTAACGCACCTGATAACGCACCTAACGAACCTGAAAATGAAGTTGTACCAAGCGTTTTGAGCGATGAAGAAGACGCGAACAACGCACCGAACAACGCAGGTAAAAACGCACCGAACAGCGCACCGAACAACGCTAATAGAACAGCAGTTAAACAACAAGATAAACAACAAGTAAAACATATAAAAGAATCTTGTCGGAGTCGAGAAGACATTACCTCTTTTGTTGACTCGCAACAGCTCCTCAACCGGATTGAATTACCTAATCGTTTGTTTGTTGAATACTTCGATCTGGTGAGACTTCAAAGAAAATCAGGAAAGGTAGCAAACAGCGTTCTTGAAGGACTATGGGGCAGGCTAGCTAAACAGGCTATTGATTCAAAACAAACAGCAGAAGCAAATCAGGCCATCGTCACCTATGCGCTATCTACATACATCATGGACTACGGTCATAAGCCTGCTGAGTATGCATTCGGTATCATTCGCAACACAAGCGAGCCTGAAGCAAGACAAGGAATGATGAGGCTCCAAAATCAGAAACATAGACAACGACCTTACAAGACTTGGGGTGATCGAAATGAATCCAGTGGAACAAGTGATAAACAACGTCGTGCAGATGAACTCGATGCGCTTTCCCTCTAAGGAAGATCATGTTTGCAAGCATTGTAATCGAGTGGTTGAAAAGATTGAAGTTGAAATCCTTGGCAAAAAGAAAGTGGTTCAACCAGTTTGCAAATGTGAGGCAGATGCAGAAGCAGAGGATATGAAAAGGCTCACTGAACACCAACAGCGACGCGATACAGAAAAGCTATTCTCAATCTCATCTCTTGGTAAACGGTTTGAAGAATCGTCATTCGAAACATTCATTCCACGAGAAGGTGCAGAAATGGCGCTGAAGCAAGCCAAGAAGTACGCGTTCGCTTTTGATGAGTACGGGCCGTTGAGTCTACTACTTTGGGGAACGTACGGGAACGGCAAGAGCAAGCTAGCTGCCGCAGTAGCTAACTGTCTGAAAAAGAATGGGAAAGTCGTGGTGTTCCAAAGTGTACCGGAGTTACTTCAGCGAATCAGGCAGACGTTCAACAAGAACAATGACGAGTCAGAACAGCAGATCATGAAGGCACTCCTTACTTGCGATCTACTGATTCTGGATGACATAGGTGCTGAGAAAGTCACTGATTGGGTGAGTGACGCTCTATTCAGAGTAATAGACGGAAGATATCGCAAGCAATTACCAACCTTCTACACATCCAATTTGAAGCTATCAGAGCTAGACGAAAAACTAGGTAGCCGAATTTATGATCGAATCTTGGAAACCACGATTCCGGTACAGAATAAGGCAGCCAGCTACAGGAAAGAACAGGCTGTAGAACGATTTGAAAAACTAAGACAAGAAATGAACTAAGAGGGGGAAGCGAGAATGAATCAATTACAAGTAATCGAACACCAAGGTAAACGTGTTCTTACTACAAACCAGTTAGCAGAAGTTTATGGAGCAGATGTAAAACATATCCACGACAACTTTCAAAATAATGAAAGTCGATACAAAGTTGGTAAACATTACTTTGTACTACAAGGTGAGGAATTAAGACAGTTTAAAGCTTCTACGCAAATATCGGGGAACCTCAAATTTGCTCCAATCCTATATCTTTGGACTGAAAAAGGCGCGTGGCTTCAAGCGAAATCTCTCAATACAGACGAGGCGTGGGAAGCCTACGAAATGCTAGTAGATGATTACTATCGAGTGGTAGGACAAGTTTCAAATCTTGGATTAAGCCCTGAGGTTCAAGCAATTTTCTTTCTCGACAAGAAAACTCAGGAGATTGAAAACCGCGTACTCCATTTAGAGCAAACCAAGACAGTAGATTATGGTCAACAACAAGTATTGAACACTTTATGCAAACGCCGTGTAGTAGAAATTCTAGGCGGGAAAAGTAGTGCTGCTTATAAGCAACTCAACAACAAACTATTTAGCGCAGCATGGAAAAGCTACCACGGTTATTTCAAGATCAACTCCTATCGTAATACACCAGCAAAAGAATTTGATAAGGCGAAAGAATATCTACAACAGTGGTCTCCACAGGGAGAACTTTTACGAGAAATAGAGGATGCAAACAGTCAATTGAGTTTCTTGTATGACATCAAAGGAGCATAGAAATGAACAACGAGAAAGCAGTATTAGCTATACAAATTACTTACTTTAAAAATTATATCCATGAGCTAGAAGAAGATATTAAAAACGTGCAGTATGACTACTCCAGAAGAATACTAGAGGGCAGTCTTACAGATTATCAGAAGGGCTTGGCAGAGGTTCAAGCTAGATGGGAGGCATTAGATGCGAGAGATAAAGTTTCGTGCATGGGATAAAGAAGATAAATACATGCTTGATTGGGAAATGATCAAGCTTGATGTGGAGTATTCAATAAATCAGCTTTTAGAAATGGATCGGTTTGAAATGATGCAATTCACAGGGCTCTGCGACAAGAATGGCAAAGAGATTTACGAGGGAGATATTGTTCAAATCGACAACACTGATGAAGTGAACATGTGGTTTCGTGGTAAAAAGGCTTTAGTTGAATGCAAACCAGGGAGATTCAGAATATTAATAGAATCAGGTGAAGCCAATATGATGAAGGAAGATATGTCGAACGTCATAGAAGTCATCGGCAACATATACGAAAATCCAGATTTGTTACAGGTTGGTGGGGAATGATGACCGAGAAAGAACTGCAAGAAATTCGTGAACGTGTAGAGAAAGCTACTTCAGGCCCTTGGAAAGAGAGAGCAAGGAACGGAGATTTTATTCATATTGCTAAGGGATTGGTTATAGGAGGCAATCAGAATGATGTTGATTTTATCACGAATGCTCGGCAGGATATCCCTAACTTACTGTCAGAAATTGATCGGTTGAGAAAAGCGTTGATAGAAATTAAAGAAATCTTGAGCTGACGGAGGGAGAGCATGAGAATGAACACAAGCTATGCAAATAGAGGAATGGCATTTGAGCAAATGCTAGAACTAGCAAATACGCAATATGAACGCAAAGATATTGCATTAATTAAAAAACTCCCCACTCCTGTAAAAGTGTTGAAAACAGAAGGGACAAGCATCAAGAAAGCTGTTTATGGTTCAAAATCTACAGTCGATTATTACGGAGTATACAAAGGCAGAGCCATATATTTCGAGGCAAAGTCAACTAAGAGTCATACAAGCTTCTCACTAGCAAACATCGGTGATCATCAGTTAGAACATTTGGGGAAGACAGAACAAAACGGCGCCCTGTGCTTCTTTCTAATCGAGTTTACAAGTAAGAGGGAGGTTTACTTTGTCCCTTACTCATTCATTCAAATGTACGTGCTTAACGCCCGTCTAGGAGGCCGTAAAAGCATACCTTATGATGAGTTCGAAATTTATGCTTACTTGGTTCAGAAATCTCAAAGGGCCTCACTGGATTACCTGGTATACGTAGATCGGATGATGGGAGTGGCGTGAATGGGGTACATCTCAGCGAAAAAAGCTAACAAATTAGCTGGTGAAGGTAAATTCAAAGGCCGTCCATTATACATTGCTTGCGAAGAATGCGACTTCATCTGGTTAGAAAGCGAGATTGATGAAGTACGTCAGCTATGGAGAGAAGACGAGTCTATTGCGAGTATCGCTAAAAAGATAAAAAGAGACATAGACGAGGTAACGCTACTCATCATAGATCAAATAAGACACGGCATGATTAGAAAACGTAAGGGAAGCTTATTAGAACACGTTAGCTAGGTAAACCAATAAATCAAGAGGAGTGAGCATTGATGAATACACAGGACAATCAAATAGTTAAAGAAACGTTGAACAAAGAGCAACTGGAGTGGCAGAAACAAGTCATTCGTGAGGAGATGGAAACCGAATGAACTACGGCTTTACATGGATAGAGATTGACGAGGCTCAGGCGTTGCGAGAGTGGGCGGAGAGCAAGAATTACTCTCCAGACAAGGGATAAGCTTCACCAGCCCTTCCAAACACCAAATGCACGACATGATACTGCTTCACAGGTAGATCAGGAAAAACAAACCTAACGTTATCGCTGTTTCGGATAGGTTCAACTTCAAAAGGGATGCTGTGTAGTCGAAACTTTCGAATTAGCCTAGCAGATCGACTACACGGCACTAGATAATAAAACGATTTTTGCATGATATCAACTCCTTTTGATAGAGCATATCTCTATCATTTGAGACAAAAATAGGAGGTAATTATGAGCAAAAATAGGATAGATTTGATTGGAGGATTAGTATCAAATTGGCGTGAATTGAAAGCCGAAATCGAAAAGCAAAGTACTCCATTTAATGTATATTTTTATGTTTACCATGAAGACGATTCGGAAGACGCATGTATTTTCCTTTCTGATGCAGAATTGATCAAATGGTTGAAAGAAAAATTTTACGATTGGGGCTATTGGGAATCTGGTAATTTTTATAACTGCATGAATGACATTAAGGTGTGGAAACTAATTTCGAAAAATGAAGTTGATTGTTACCCAAATCTATACTGCGATGCAAAGCCAACGTCTATTGTTGCTGATGGTCAGCAATACTATCGCATAGCAATAAAAATCAGTACCGAACTCATGATTTCAATATCGCTGAGTTGAGGAGGAAGCACAATGACCGAACAACAGATCATTGTGATAAGGAGAGCGTCAGATGACAGTCATTAAGGACAGGTGGCACACTGCAAGACAATCGTACACTTGTGACGGCTGCCACAAGGACATTAACGCAGGAGATCGGTATAGACGGTTATTCGGATCGGCGGAAGCTTCTGATCCAATGCATGAGCTGATCTTGTGCAGTAAACCATCGTGCGGCGGAAAAGAGGAGGAAGCCCAAAGTGATACGTTATACGTTATGTGATGAGTGTGAGCGAAAACAAGATAAAATGTTTAGTCGAGATTCGAGAAAAGTAGAACGATGCCAAAGGTGTAAGCGAGATTATACTACTCGTGCCCATGAAACATATTGTTCTGATTGCGCTAAAGAAGCTAGCATTTGTATAGATTGCGGTAAGGGTTTGCATAGGGATTAAACTTGTTTCTTTAATTACAACATAGGCTTTGTAAGTAGGAGGCAATTATGAGTAAATACCAGATAGATTTAGTTGGAAGCTCAGTGTCAAATTGGCGTGAATTAAAAGCCGTGATTGAAAAGCAAAGTAGTCTGTTTAACGAATACTATTATGTTTACTGTGAAGATGATACGGAAAAAGCATACATTTTCCTTTCTGGTACAAAATTGACCGGCTGGCTGCAAAAAAAGTTTTACGATTGGGGCTATTGGAAATGTAGCGACCTTGATGGTTGCATGGATGACATTAAGGTGTGGGAGTTAATCCCGAAGAGTAAAGTTGATTCTTATTCAAGTTTATACGGCAATGCAAAACCAACATCTATTGTAGCTGATGAACAGCGATACTATCGCAAAGCAAAAGGAATCCGCGTCGAACCCGTGATTTCAATATCGGTTGTATCGAAGTGGGAGGAAGCACAATGACCGAACAACAGATCATTGTAACACTGGCAACTGAGGTAATGGGGTGGCATATCGACACACCGTATTGGTCTGAAAGAAAGGTTTGGGTAAAAAGCCCAACTCAATATGATTGGATAGAAAGTTGGAACCCACTACAAAACCTAGACGATGCATTGCAGTTAGTGACGAGATTTGAAACATGGCAAGTGACCAAAATGCGCACTCCTTCAGGAGACCCAAAATATCGAGCTACAGTAAAGGCTAATCAATACACAGCATACGGAGAAACACCACAAGAAGCTATTTGCAAGGCTGCTATGGAAGTGGTTGAACAGGGGGACAAATAGTGAAAAAGGCTTGTAAGTTCAAAACCATTCAGAACATCTATTGGGATAACTGGGGCAAATACGTTACTGCGTTTCCAAAAGGCGGTGTTTACATCGGAACGGTTTATTACAATAATCACGGTGAAATTCAAGCCATAACAGCTAGAAGCCCCATATATGATGTGAAAGATGATGTGGATATGGAATGCATTGAAATATTGGAAATTACAGAAGAGGTTTAACACAACACACGATTTGTAAATGGGGAGGTAAGGGAATGAAAGCTGGTCATAGTCTGGATGTGCGAATTGCAAAGGCTTTGGGGTGGGACATTCATCCAAGTGGTTCGGTTTTTCAGAAAGGTACTAGGTGGTTTCCGATACCTGATTTTTCAACTGAATGGGATGGCATGGGTGTATTGGTAGAGGAAGCAGCTAAAGAAGGTATTTTCCTTGAATATGAGCATTTCAGAAACGGCAGATACATGGGACGTGCATGGAAATTCTGCGATGAGTCAGATGGTTGGATAAGTATGCCAAATAATCGAGCAATAAAACCTCCAATAGCAGATACAGCAGCTCTGGCAGTTAGTTTAGTCTTTCTGGAGGCGAAAGGAATCGGCATTTAACAAATCATTACTTGTGATAAGGGAGGAATAGATCATGATAAAAAGACCTGTAATGTGGGCAATTGGTTTCGAGCATCAGGAAGATACATTTTATAATTTCACGAAAGGCGAAGAAGATACAAACTTAACTTTTAACCATCTAGTTCCAACGAAAGATATGGCAATGGATTTTATTGAGAATTACTTGGCAATTTCATATATTCCAATTCCTGTAACAATTATCAGTTATTCCGAGGATGGAACTTTTGTCTACGCCTATGATCCACTTTATGAATGGGAGTAATAGTTAAAACCATTACTGTGATAAGGGAGAAGAGTAATGACTTATCTGGAGCAAATAACTAAAATCACAGGGCAACTACCACTAGAGGTATTACTAGACATTAATCAACGTATAGGCGATTGGCTTGCAAGTGGAGGAAAAGAGGACGATTTGTATATTCAACAGCAACTAAGATATGCAGAACGAATTTTGAAATTGAATAGCGAGTGCGATGAAAATGAATACTGCCCAGATTGCTGGCCAGATGAGAACTAAATATATAACACGATAAATGGGAGGTATTGATTATGAGAAAAAGACCTGTAATGTGGGCGATTGGTTTCAAGCATAAGGAAGGTGCAATTTACAATTGTAATTGTGGTGCAACGGGAGAGTGAAAATGAAAAGTGCCTCAATTCGAGGCACTCTAGTTCGGCTAATAATATTCTAGTACAATACCGAACAAACATTTGGGGCAGCTCCACAATTTGTCGGCTCAGCAGCTATAGCGCCACTAGCTGACATGACCATCATGATTGCTAAAGAAATAGCTAAGAACTTTTTCATAGTTCCACCTCCAAATACAATAAATAATAGAAAGTTCTGACAACAGAGCGTTCTGACAACAGGTTACCATACTTGTATATATTTGACAATCTATAAAAACAAAAAAGCTCCCTCATCGGAAGCCATGGAATATACGTTCGACAAAACTATTATACCATGAGCAGATGGTAAGGGGGAATGATTGATGAACACAATGCAAGAACTTTTAAAAGAGTATAAAGAGACAAGAAAGAAATTGAAAAAAGCATATGCTGATCTAAGAGCAACAGAGACAGTTCTTGATGATTCAGAAAAACGCTACCTCTCTGAAATGATTAGCGATGTAGAGTATGTAATTGAATGGCTGGAGACAGGACGTAGGCCAGAGAACAAACGTGGAATTGAGAGAAGAGCAGCCTATGAAAGAGAAAAGCCAGTGGATCCATTAAGAATGCAGGCATTTGTTTATAGAGGTACGGCAGGTAGTCCTTGCAACCTTACAGAGTGGGAAAAAGAACAACTAGAGGATGCGTTGTGTTGCCTATCAGCTAGAGAAAGAGAGTGCTATATACTTACCCATGGTGAAGGATTTTCATTTGAGGAAACGGCTAGATTTTTGTGTATTTCGAAGAGTAGTGTACAAACACTGGTAACACGGGCACAAAATAAAATTGCAAATCGTGTAGTTTCAAGCCTATTCCTTGTCGGATAGGCTCTTTTTTGTCATACGAAAGCCCACTATAAGTAGAAGGGTAAAACGATGGGAGGTGCTGAATTGAAAATCGTTCCTTTAAGTGATAAAGAAATTGAATTAATCATTAGCGCTCTAGATTATCAAAACTATGAATTTGCAACATATGAAGATGATTCAGGTCACTACGATCTTAAATTAAAGCTAGAGAAACGTCTTAATCAACCAGATTCAGAAGATGATATTAAGAGATTGATAAAAGCAGTTGGAGATAAGCTGGATAAAGAAATCAGGAAGTTCGAATTTGGTTTTGAAGAAACGCAGGAACGGATGAAACAAGTTAGAGAGAAAATGGGTAATTGGGAGCCTAGACTAATTCGCAAACGTTAAATATCTCTAAATTTATTCTGTAGGAGGGATAACATGGCATCTACTTCAGTCACAGTTAAAGTTAATGGAATTGAGGAATTAAAGGAGCTTACAAAAGCAATTGAAGATGTTGTGATAGCACTTGAGAAGTTAAATAAATGTACGAGCAAAAGGAATACCGTAACAGTATCACCGACTCTCAATTTAACGACTGCTCAATGTGTAGATGCAGTTTCTAACAAAGTGATGGAACAGATAAATGATGAAATTACCAAGTCTCTTGAAGTATATGGAAGAAAATTTAAGGTAGATTAGAATAGAATAACTGATTCAAAACTATTTAACATTTATATAATTATTTGATTAAATAATAATTTGTTGCTATTCCATTATAATTTTATTTACCAGAAAGTGATTCTATTTTATGATATAAATGTAATTTATTTACAAATAAAAGTATGAGGTGATTTAAAGTGAAAAAACTTTTAGTGTCATTATCTACTTTTGCGTTGGTTATTGGAACTTTAGCTCTCCCTGTCTCTGCCATGCCTCTAATGACTTCAAATGTTGAAAGCAAAAGTGTACAACCTGCTAAAGCTAGGGTTAATAAGTTACCATCTAGTTGGATTAAACATGACCTATACTCATATTCTTATTCTGGAGGGGACTCTGTTTATTTAAAAGATCATGGAGAACATGGTTTTACAATACTTGTAGATGGTAATCCTGAAGGGATAAGTTATAAAGTCTCACATGCTGGATCAGATATTACAGGTGACTTAACAAAGAGCCAGTTCGTCCTGGTTGAAGGAGATACGGCAAACATTTATTTTTATAATACTACCGGTCAGCAGAAAAATTTTAAGATAAAGTATACTTACTAAAATTTAATTACTGGGGTACGTTCAAAAAGGCGCTTACTAAGCGTCTTTTCTTTTGCAAAACAAACTCAATAGGTGGTGGTGATAATGTAAATGGCTAGAGCAAGAAGTCCAAATAGAGAAAAAGCCGAAACAATGTATCTCGAAAGTGGCGGAAACATGCTTTTGAAAGACATTGCGGAACAACTTGGAGTAAGTGATTCGCAAATACGTAAGTGGAAGAATCAAGACCAATGGGAAGCAAAGCTCAATAGTAACGTTACCAATACGAATAGTAACGTTACTAAACGAGTAGGCGCACCAGAGGGAAATAAAAACGCCGTAGGTAATCGTGGAGGATCAGCTCCAAAAGGAAATAGCAACGCTGTAACCCACGGCTTCTTCCGAAAATACTTCCCAGAGGAAACAGTAGAGATCATGGAAGAGATAGAATCAAAGTCTCCTATTGATATGCTTTGGGAGAACATTGTTATCCAGTACACAGCGATAGTAAGAGCGCAACGTATTATGTTTGTGCGTGATCAGGATGATGAGACGAGGGTATTAAAAAAAGAAAAGCCTGGTATGTTCGGAACAGAAGAAGAGTGGGAATACCAACATGCTTGGGATAAACAAGCTACATTCCTAAATGCCCAATCAAGGGCTATGGCAACTCTACAAGGCTTGATTAAGCGTTATGAAGAGATGCTTAACAGTTCACTAGCAACCGAAGAACAGCATTTGCGTGTTCAAAAATTGAAAGGTGAAATATCTGTCCTGGAACAAAAGACTTCCAAAGATGATGATAAGCCTATCGAAATCCTCATCAAGCGAAAGGGTGAGGGGTAATGGTTGAAAAAGAGGTTAATCCGCACTTTGAGGAGTTTTTGTTCAACTGGGATCACAAATTTTATTTTCTGGTAGGAGGGTATGGTTCATCTAAGAGCTATCATGTGGCCTTGAAGCTAATTCTGAAGCTTTTAGAAGAAAAACGAACTGCACTAGTCATCCGTGAGGTCTACGATACTATCAGAGACTCTTGTTTCACGTTATTTGAGGATATCGTCGTAGAACTAGGACTTGATGAGAAGATAAGGTTTGTAACATCGCCTATGCAGATTCGTTTTCCTAACGGCAGCAAGATCATATTCAAAGGGATGGACAAGCCTGCCAAACTGAAATCCATTCATAATGTCTCAATTGTCTGGATTGAAGAGTGTTCAGAAGTTAAATATGACGGGTTTAAAGAGCTATTAGGTCGGCTTAGACATCCAACGTTGAAATTACACATGATCTTGTCAACGAATCCAGTAAGCACATCCAATTGGTGTTTCAAACACTTTTTCAAGAACACCAAGGCGAAGCATTTTATTATGGATGACAAAGATTTATACAAAGAAAGGGTATTGATTGTAAAAGACACGTATTATCATCACTCAACTGCTGATGATAATTTATTTCTGCCAGCCAGTTATATTGAGCAGTTAGATGAGTTGAAAATACATGACCCTGATTTACACAGAATCGCTCGTAAAGGGGAGTTTGGTGTGAATGGTGTAGTTGTATTCCCTCAGTTCCAATCACGTCCACACAGCGAAGTTATACAGGCTATCGAGAGGATTAGAAGACCTATCTTGCGTGCAGGAATGGACTTTGGGTTTCAAACATCCTACAATGCGCTGCTACGGCTTGCGGTGGATCACGGGGAGAAGATTCTTTATATCTACTGGGAGTATTATAAAAATAAAATGACAGACGATAAGACGGCAGAGGAAATAGATGAGTTTAGACGTTCTGGTGAGCTTATCAAGGCTGATAGCGCCGAGCCGAAAACTATTAGTTTCTTCCGTCAAAAAAGGTTCAACATGAGGGCAGCTAAAAAGTTCCAAGGCTCCCGTGAACAGTACACAAAGAAGATCAAACGTTTTAAAAAGATCATTTGTTCTGATCAATGTCCAAACACCATAGAGGAACTGAAGGAGTTAACATTTGCAGTCGATAAACAAGGGGAAATACTCGAAGATGAGTTCACGATTGACCCTCATACGTTATCGGCTATTTGGTATGCGCTAGATGATTACGAGGTATCAGATTTAAAAGGTGGCTCGGTTTCTTTTGACTAGAAAGTGTTTATGCATTCTTCTTATGAGGAAGTGAAGTGGGAAGAAGGAGTGAATCTTAATAGCTATTCTTCGATAACGATAGCTTCAATACCTCATATGAAAAAGAAATCTCAATCTACTATAACAGTCGATTGAGCAAAGAATGTTAAATTAATAAAATTACTTGCTTGTAGAATCTGATTGATCAACTTCTGGATCATCTGGTGATTCTGAAATATATTGATCAATGGTTTTTGTTACGTTATTGAGTGCATCTGTGAGACGCTTTTCGTTTTCAATACGCTTTTCTAACAGCTTTGTTTGTTTTTGTTCTTCGATTAGAAGTTCTTGATGATGACGTTCCCTTTGTTGGAGATCTTCTTTGTGGTGCCGATCAAGTTGCTCCGATCCAACGTTGGAGAGATGCCATGTAATGATGATTGGAATAATTATCTCCAGAAACCATTTGAGCTTTTCCCATGTCCAAAGCTCCAAAGATTCTTGTGAATCAGAGGGAGGTTCAATAATGGGTGCCGATGAATCAGCATGCTCTTTTTTAGGTAATACATCAAGTAATGTAGATGATAATTTATCTATCGAGGGATAGATTGAATCAGGTATTTGTAAGGGCAGAGGATGTGATATTTTATTAACCAACTCTTGCAAATGACGGATCGATTCATTAGTGGTTAAGAAGGCATCTGTTATATTTTGGTTCTGTTTTCGGTTTTCTAGAGCAACTTTAAATGTTGGTGATATATCGTTCACATGCTTATAAATGTGATTATTTTGTGCATAGTCTAGAGCAGCTTTAAATGTTGGTGATGTACCTTCTTGAATCAAATGTTTAAATAAAGCATTATTTTGTGCATAATCTATGGCAGTTTTAGATGGTTGTGGAATATCTTTTTGAATCGAACGTTTAAAAACATCGTTATTTTGTTCATTGTCTAAATACCTTTGGAATGCAGGGAGATTCATTTTATTTATCTTTGCCTGTATCTTTTGAATGTATTCAAAAGGGTTATTTTTCAAACTTCATTCACCTCTTTGTTACGGATTATGAGTCTGCACAAATTTCATTATTCGACATAAAAATGGGGAATCCTACAAATGAAGGAGATTGTATGTTCTTAACAGAAACAGATGGAATTAACAAAATAATTGCTGATGGTGCTAAGTCAGGCATGACATTAGAAGAGTTTATCCAACGTGAAGTAGACGATTGGGAAGCATCAGAAGTCCGTGAGCTTATGATCAAGGGTGATAAATACTATCGCGGTGACAGTGAGATTTTAAACAGGAAACGAGAAGTAATTGGCGATGGTGGTAAGGTAGAAGATAAGAATCTAGCTAACAATAAGCTTGTACACAATTTTGCAAGGAAACTAGCAGATCAAAAGGTTGGCTATCTGCTCTCTAAACCAATGAGCGTACAAACGAATAACAACAGATACCAAACCTTGCTAGGAGACTACATTGGCAAGGCTTTTTTACGTACTCTCAAAAACGTAGGTAAGGAATCTATCAATAAGGGAAAAGCGTGGCTCCAGGTCTATTACAACGAGGCAGGAAAGCTATCATTCAAGCGTATTCCCAGTGAAGAAGTCATTCCTATGTGGAAGGATAGCGAACACACTGAATTAGATGCTGTTATCCGAGTCTATGAGATTGAAGCGTATGAGGGTAAAGAGAAGAAGCTTATTAAGAAAGTGGAATACTGGGACACTCTAGGTGTTAAACGGTATGTATACGATGGACAACTCATACCAGATGTAGAAATGGGTGACGAAGGTAGTCATTTTGTTGTCATGAGTGGAGCAGGTAAGGAACAAGGCCTTAACTGGGAGCGAGTGCCGTTCATCTGCTTCAAGTATAACGATGAGGAAATACCGTTAATCAAGTTTATTCAATCACTCATTGATGACTATGACTATCGTAAATCAGATAACGCTAACAACTTAGAGGATATGCCGAACAGTATTTATGTGTTAAGGGACTATGACGGCACCAACTTAGGGGAGTTTCGATACAACCTCGCTGCTTATCGTGCTGTTAAAGTAACGGGCGATGGTGGAGTCGAAACCATTAGCTTGCCGATTGATACAGAGGCGTTTAAAACTCATATGGAGATGAACAGAAAAGATATTTATGAGTTTGGGCGTGGCGTTGATACGCAGTCTAATAACTTTGGAAATGACCCTTCAGGAATCGCATTGAAATTCCTTTATGCTGACTTGGATATGGATGCCAACATGATTGAGACTGAGTTCCAAGCATCTATGGAGCATCTACGTTGGTTCATTGATCAGCACATAGTTAATACAGCTCAACAAGATTTCAGCAATGAGACAGTAGAATTCATTTTCAATCGAGATATTCTGATCAACGAAACGGATGCGATAACGAATGCAAAGGATAGTGTGGGCATCTTATCTGACGAAACAATTGTCGCTAACCACCCATGGACAACTAATGCGCAAGAAGAGTTAGCTAGAAGAAAGCAAGAACGTGAAAAAATGATGAATCAATCAGATCCATATGCTGACTTTGCTCCTAAGGATGAAAACGAATGAAAAAGCGCAACCAGCCACCACGTAGCTATTGGCAAAAGCGCAGTGAACAGGTAGCGCAGTTGTCCTTTGATGAGGCTGACAAATATGCTGAACAGCTTAGAAAAGAATATGACCGAGCTATAACAAGTATTAAGCGAGACATTGAGGCGTTCTATCAGTGCTTTGCTAACAACAATGAGATTAGTCTAGCAAATGCCCGTAAATTACTTTCAGGTGGCGAAATGAAAGAGTTCAAAATGACGCTAGAAGAGTTTACAGCAAAAGCTAAGGGTAACTTAGATGGTCGTTGGACAAAGGAATTAAACAACGTCTACTACAAAACTCGTGTAAGCCGTTTAGAGGCACTTTTAGTCCAGATAAGGCAATCAGTCGAGGAACTAACTTCAAAGCAAGAGAGACGTACCAGAGAGCTTCTGGAAGGCAACTATACAAACACCTATTATCGAACTTTATTTGAGATTCAAGCAGGTACGGGGATAGGTGTTTCTTTTGCTCGGGTAGACAAAGAGTCACTAGAGAAGACTTTGCAAATCAACTGGAAGGATGGCAACTACAGCGAGCGTATTTGGAACAATCGGGATAAATTGCTATCCGAGGTTCAAACATTGCTTTCTCAATCGTTCATTCGCGGAGATAGTTCTGATAAGACAGCAAAAGCATTGTCTGAACGGATGAATGTCTCCTATTCACATGCAGCAAGGATTGTGAGGACGGAGAGTAGCTACATCACTCATCAAGCTACTATGGATGGTTATAAGGCAAGTGGAGTGGTCAGAAAGTATGAAATCATAGCTTCTTCAGATGGGCGGACCAGTAGAATTTGCCGGAGTCTTGATGGCAAAGTGTTCAAATTGAGTGAACAAGAGGTTGGGGTTACGTATCCCCCATTCCATCCGAACTGCCGAACAACGGTTGTTCCTTATTTTGATGATGAAATTAACGTAGGTGAACGTATCGCAAGAGATAACAAAGGTAATGTGTTTTATGTTCCTGCTGATATGACATATGGTCAATGGGAAGAAAAATACGTTGCTTAAATGAGCCGTTTCGGTACTGTCGGCGTAAAAGAACAGGACATCACCGGACGCAACCGGGATAAAAAGCGTAGATGAAAGGGTGGATATCATGGACTTGAAAGAACTGTTGAAAAGCATGGGTCTTAGCGAAGAGCAAATTACTAAGATCATGGGAGGCGTTGAAGAAAAGTACAAGGGATATGTACCAAAACACAGGTTTGAT